TCAAGCGCTCATTGGTATCCGCACGAGTCAAAAAGGGCTCAAGGATTGCGCCGGCAATGCGCTCGCGGTCATGCTCCAGATCGATAAAGCGGTGCTTGCAAGACGGATAAATCGCCACGGCTCCATCGATACTCACGGCGTCTCCGTTGAGATTCGCAGCCCCGGCTAGCGCGCCATTCGCGCAAACGTACAGCAGATCCGGATCGTTCTCGGGATCGATACCCTCGGGCAGTAGTTTCGCTAATGGAGCAAGCGACGCCTTGGCCACCATTGCCTCCTTGCTTGTTGCCTGCAAAACGTGCGCAGTCGTCTCAAAGCGGGCTGTATAGCGATAGTCCATCTGAACGGGTTACACCGAATTTAGCCGGTTTTTGTCCACCAGCCAAAAATCACTCTGGTGCCACGCAACCACACTGCCTCAGAATGGCGGCGTCAAATGCGTCCACTCCGTGTTCGGCGACAATCGCATCGATCTCGTCCGCCACGTCCTTGGGGATTTCGGGCAATTTGGCCAACGACTCTTTCACGGTGACCTTGGTCCATTGATCCTTTGGGTGGATGGCCATGATGGTGTTGCGCAGTGCCGACGCAACGGCGATTTGCGTCGCGTTCAGCTCTTTCAGCTTGAAACGCTTGAGGAGTGCGGTAGCAATGTCGCTCTCCAACTGATCGGCGGCCCGCAAATGATCCACGTACGCCTTGGCCGAGAACGCGCCTTTTGTGCCAATTGGCCCCACTTTCTTGGAGACCTTTGGTGTGCCCGTGCCGGGAGGACGACCGGATGGAGTGGCCGACCCAGTAGTGGGATCCGCTTGTGAGCCGCCCACGAGTGGGAAGAACTTGCCGGCGTCCCGGTCCTTTTTGTACTGCGTCTGGTGGCGATCCATCTCGGTCTCGTCGGGCAGTTCGCCTGTTTCCAGCGCCTTGACCACCTCGGGTCCGGTGAGAATGCCGAGACTACCGAGTTGAGCGACGATACGTGCCATCACCGCCTCGTCCTGTAAATCGATCTTGCGGAAGCCCACTTGCGGCACAGTACGAAAGCCCATGTCCTCGCACACCTGCACAACCTCTTTCATGAGGAAGCCATCGAGGAAAATCTGCTGCCCCTCCTCCAAGCGTTGGATGAAGATCTTGGCCTTGATCTGGGCGTTCGCGAACTTGTCATTACCCGTGAGGATGGACTGCAAGCCCTCGGCGATGTCCTCGTTGACGATCTGGTACTTCTCGGGGCCGAGGATTTCCTTGATCGGTGGGATGAGCCACTCTGCCTTCGTCGTAAAGTCCGCGACAAGTACGCGACCCACCGACTGGTTGGTAAACAGGTTTTGGAGACGCGCAATATTTTGCGGGTTAATTCCGTTACCACCATTGTACTCCGAGGCCGTCTCGCCCGTTGTGACCAAGAGGATGGCATGCTCGATGGTCCGCATCAGCTGCGCGTCCATCTTTTTCATCGCCAACTTCAGCTCGATGTCCGGAAGAACCGGATACACCATCGGGACACCCAGTGGCTCGTAGTCCTGCTTCTTGTAAAACGCGTACCGAAGACGGTTGGGGTCCAGCGGCACATAGAGCCCCATGGGAAATGAGCCACCCGCATCGATCTGCGCTTTTACGTCATCGGGCAAAGAGTCGTAGACCTGCTTGTCTTGATCTGTTTGCGGGCTCTTGAGCCGCGCCACGTCATAGGTGGACATAAGCCGCACGTACGTATAGGGGTAAGTCAGTCCCGCTGGCACGAACACGCTCGATGGATTCAGCAGTTCGTAGCGGATGGGAATGCGATTGTTCTTCGCGCCAAAGCCCTGCTGGAAATTCTTGTAGTAAGCGGGACCGAATTTGCCAGTGAACAAATACGAAAAGACATTGCCCTCGCGATAGTAGCTGCGAAACCACTGCTGCTTGAACGACTCCATGCCGAGTGCTTTGAACCATTCGGTGAAAAACGTCTCGACCGTTTTGTTGTCAGACTTGACGAACAGCGGCTGGTTGGAAAACTCGACGGACACTTCCACGGCGTTCTTGACGACGGGCACGCCCATCCACGCACGCGTAGACAGCTCGATAGCGTCACAGGCCCCCACATAGTTGCGATTTCCATTGTAACCCTGCCAAGGTAAGCCCATTGCCCGGATGTTCTGGAATGCATCAGGATCAACCATCCCATTGTTGCGCTGAGCCCCGCGAACGCTACTGGTGGAAGCTGGCACGGCTCCAGCGGTCGCCACCTCAGTCGAGCCATACTCGACGTTGGGGAAGGGCGTAGCTGGTATAGGCGCGGCCGGCGTCGGCGACGGCATGTTGATCACCGTTTGTCCGGAAGAACGTGGCTTGCTCCAGTACTCAGATTTCTTGGTGTAGGGTCTTGCCATGGATTGTCAGCTTTGTGCGTTACACGAAAAACAGAGTGAAATCGTCTCGAATCTCACAATTGCAGCTTTTAGCCACCCCGATCATACGGGAAATCGGGCATCCCCTGCTTCACCTCACAGGCTTGGCTCGCCAAATACTGCCGCAACCCCCAGTTCGCCAGCAACAGCGCCGAGTAGCTGTCCTTGCGGGCCTTGGTCGCACCCGTCGATTTCTTCAGACTAGCGGGAAGGTCGAACGACACGGAGCCCAAGGACGAGATCTTGTTCTGGATGGTCGCGCACTCCTTGCGGGTGAGATCTAGCAGGCGATCCTGCTCTTCGATAAACTCGGTGGGAGTCATGGGACGTTTGCCGCCACCATCGGTGTCGCTCAGGAAACTCTCGTGACTATCGAGCATCGAGATATCGAGCCCAGATGCGCTAGAGGCCGCCCCATCGTTTGCGCCGATCTTGCCGGCGAACATGATACCCTTGTGATCGAAGCACGCTTGTAGGTACTCATTGGCGGCACGGAGGAACCCCGAGGTGAAGGGCTGCTTGTGGACGATGCGACCCATCGTGAGGTTGTACCCTTGGCGAATCTGCTTGGGCAACTCGGTGAAATCGTCCTTGGCGAACTCGGCGCCGGGAATGGAGTTCAGCTCGATCTGCGCTTCCTTGAACATCTTGGACTGGTTGCAGCTGTTGACGAACTCCAGCTCGTCACCCTGAGACGCGTCGAGCACGACATAGACAACCTTGAAGTACCGCATCACGAAGTAGAGGTACAGCATGTGGTCCTTGAGGTTGCCGCCGGCCACCGCGTAGGAGTGAACGACCATGCCAATGTGCTTGCCATCCGCGCGTTGCACGATTTTGAGGACACACATTGCGAAGTGGTCAGATCCCTCGCTGCCAGACAACGATTGGTCGATGCCGATGACATATTGCGCGCCTCGGTCACCGATCAGTTCGAGACACGGCGCTTCACCGTCCGGCACGCTGCACGCTAGCATCTTGGCCACGCGGAAGTAGCCGTCACTGTCGCCCTCGAAGATCGCGCGATATTCGCGGTTGAACATCGCCTCGGAAATGTCGCGCTTGGCCTCCTCGATTTCCTTCATGTTCAGGAGGCCGTCGGGTGCTGCTTCGTAGCCGATGCGTGACACGAAGTACGATTGTCCCGACTCTTTGATCTCCTTCTCGCGCGCCCTATCGGTGATCAGTCCCGTCCAGTCGAGGTACCGCTTGTACATGTGCTCGAACTGGTAGCACGCCGAACTGAGGAAGATCACCTTCTTGAAGTCGTCGATGATCGTGCGCTGGTCCTCGGTCATGGCCCCACGCGCGATGAGCTTGTCTTCGCGTTCACGATTCTCCATCTGTTCGCGGATCTTGTTGTTCGCAGTCAGGAACGGACGGATGACTTCACCGATGATGGACTCCGGCAGATAGGCGAACTCATCCACGACCAATGTGTCTGCGCGGGTACCACGAATTTTCTTACCATCGCCCAGCGGGAGGCACTGAATGGTTGCACCGTTGGGAAGTTTAAGAATCCATTCATCATTGCCGCGTTTGATCCCGTCAGGAAAGGAGCTGCTGATGAGTACGGGCGTCTTGCCATCGGGCATTTTCTCCTGAATAAACCGCTCAATTTGCTCCAAGATACGACGACTTGCTCGAAAAGCAAAACTGACAATGACAATGCGGTTCTTGGGATTATAGAGTGCCCAAATAATTGCGAACAGCGCCACGCCCCAGCTTTTCCCGCATCCTCTTCCCCATACTGCTAGATTGTAATTATTGACCATCCACCCCTTGATGATTAGTTCCTGCATCGGGAACATTTTGACTCGGGCAATGAGCGCCATCATGAACGCGGGATTGTGGTACAGGAACTCGGCGAGAGTTGCCCGCGCTTGATCGTCTGTTAGCTCACCTTCGAGCTTCATCAACTTGGCGTTGACATCCTCGGTCGGACGAATCGTGTTGTTACCTCTTGTCCAAGACATTAGATCACCCCTTCCCCAATGAGGTGCTGCAAATCGTAGCGGCGCACCTTGTCGCCCCAATTCAGGACGGCGCGAATGGTCTTTTCCATATGCTCGCGTCCATCACAGAATGCAAACTGCACCATCCCGTACCGCTGGATCAGCTGACGCACATTGTGGAAGACCACTTGAGGCTTGACCTTGGTGTGGCGCTTGATGTGCGGCAGATAGTCGAAGGATAGGGCTTGATCGAGTGGCGATTCACAGAGTATGACGATGTAGCCGCCCACCTCTTCAGCTCGCTGGACCTCGCGTTCAAACCGCTCGTAGCCCGACATCATGGTACCGATCAGGTCGGTCAAGCTCTTGCGCTCAACCGCGACGAGAGGGTTGTCCTTTAGCGCGTAGTCGGCGTAGACTAGTTTGTCCTCCACGGTGCCATCGAACTTCAGACCTTTCTGCTCACGGGTGTCCTGAATGATCGTGCGCTCTGTTAGGTCTACCACCGGCCGCACTCCATAGTCGAAACGTGGCTTGAGACCCAGCTTGGCCGCGTCCTCGTTGTAGTGGCCGTCCGCTTGGTAGTACTTGACCCGTGGTAACCCGAGGCTCTTCAATTCAACCTCGCACGGCACCCACGTGATGCCCTTGTCTTCGATGCGCCGCCTGATCAATTCGTAGGCGTAAGCGCGACCCTCAATCGGGTTGGCTTTTATCCACGCTTTCAGGGCGTTCTTGTCGATAAAGTCAGTCGAGAGATATTGTTCCCAGTCCTTGAACGGAATGGGCTGGCCCGTACTGCGACAAAGCCGACGTTCGTACGTTGTGTAGTACGTTTCCTGCTTGACCTTGAGCGTACGTAGGTGGGCATGCAGCTCCTTGCGCGATTCATGGATTGTGTGATCGGCAAAGCAGGTGACAGGTGCTGGGACATGATCGATCATCAGTTCAAAATATCCTCTTCAGAAAGTCCAAAGATCTCTGCCGTAAGACTATCCAAATCACTCAACCTCACTACCTCCGCCTTGAGTGCCGCCTTTTGTTTCCGTTCCGCCATCTGAATAATTTTGCGACGGTCCTCCTCCCGCTTCCACGTTTCCACGAGGTTATGCATCGACGCATTGGACTGTACCTTGTCGCCCAGCCGCTTTGCCCGGTCGCCCTCCAGCGCTTTCAACAGTGCCGCGCTCTGCTTCAGCGACTCGTTTAGCTTTTGACGCATGGCGTTGATCCACTCGATCTCCGTCATGTTCGGTTTGGCATTCGGGTCGTCCAAGATCGCGCTGTGGCGTTCGTCTAGCTGCTGAATCTGCCGCTCGATGCCAACGCGCCGCACAGTCTCGGCCGAATACGAGATGTACTGCTGCACCTCGCCCGCCAGCAAGTCCGGCTTGTCCCACGTGTTGAGCACGAAGGTCGAGATGAACAGTTCGCGGTCCATCTTGCGCCGGTACTTGTTGGCCTCGACGGAGAACAGCATGATCCCCATGTAGCTCATGAGACGAGTCAACTGCTTCCTATCCTGATTAGAGAGATTGGATGGTACGTAGATCGCCTTGCCGTCGGGGCGGTCATTGATCGCGTACTTGTTGACTACTCGAAGCAGATCGTCCATCGTGCTGGGCGGATCGTACAGCTCATCCACCATCTCGTCGCTCTTGTGGAACAGCGGATTGACCATGCGACAGTAGCTCACGACCGCGCTGTACTCACCACTCGCGGTCGTCAAATCCGGATTCTTGAAGAGGATGCGCGCCATCTCCAGCGGGCTAGAGCCCTCGTAGTACTGGGCGATGTATGCCTTCTGCTCGTCATCCAAGGCCACGGCATACGGGCTGCGCACTTCTGTCACTGCTTTGCCCATGGACGCTAGATAGACCTTGACTGCCTTGCACTCGATGGAGCGACCGTCCAGCGTCTGATTGTTGAAGGCACCCCGCGCGATCTCGCGAACGTCCATTTGCCAGTGCGCGTCGATGTAGGCCTTCTGGTCGTCCGTGAGAATGGGCAATGGCTTGGCCCGCTTGAGCGCGGCAATACGGTCAAGGGTTTTCGGCGGCTTTGGGTCTTCCGGGGTATCGCTCATACGAGATTCTCGTCCTCAATGATCTGACGCGCAATCAGCACGAACTTCTTGCGCAATTGCAGGATCACCTGATAGCCGTGATGGCACTTGCCGACCTTCTTGTACTTGAGGAGCTTGCCCACCTCCGCCGGGGTCTTGTGCTGGAGGTAGAGCAGCTTGTACACACGGTACTCGTGGCGGGTCAGCCGATTTTTCATCTCCACATCGATCACACCCTTGGCCCTTCCCACGTCGAGGAAGTCCCCCACCATGCTGTCCGCCTCGTTGAAGTGATTGTCGAGCGGCAGAGTCTGCTTGACATTGAAGTGGGCCTCCTTGCGCAAGCGCCACTCCTTGTAGATTGGACATTGGTCGCACTGCATGCCTGATCGGGTCTTGCTACAGGTATCCCCACCCGTGTTGTAAACGCATCCTGTGATACAGGGCCGCGAATAGATCAGATGGTGATCGCGCAGCTTGTTCTTCAGCTCGTTGGTGATGATTCGATTGGCCCAGCGGGCGAAGCACTCT